GGTTATAGGTCATTTCGTATCTCCTCGGTTGATGCCCCCTTATAACGCTACATCGCGTTAGGTGTCAAACGGAAAAATGCGTTAGGGTGAAAATAATTCAGGAGGCCAGTCAATGCGCCTCGCAGCCCTGCTACTCTGCCTCGCCATCGCCCTATTTCTGGTTGGCAGTCTTGCAGGCATAGCGGTGTTAATGATCGGCGCAGGCATTGGTAAGCTGTGGCGGTAAAGCGCAACCCGCACGTGGTCGCGGGCCAATTTAAAATCAAAGGAAATTCGTGATGCCTGAAGGCGGAAGGCGCGCGGGCGCTGGTCGCCCTAAAGGTGCGCGCAATAAGAAAACCATCGAGCAGGCTGAAGCAGCCAAGAAGGCGGGCCTGACCCCCTTGGACTACATGCTTTCGGTTTTGCGGGATGAAACGCTAGAGCAGTCGGTCAGACTCGACGCGGCAAACAAGGCCGCGCCCTACGTCCACGCCAAGCTGTCTGCGGTTGACCACACCTCGACCGATGGCAGCATGAGCGAAAAGCCGACTGTGATCAGGCTGATCGCGCCGAAGCTCGCAGATGGAGATTGAGTTAGAACTGCCGCCCAAGATCATCGCTAATTTTGCGCAGCCGGCAAGGCACCGCGTTTTTCACGGCGGGCGCGGTTCTGGCAAAACTCGCAGTCTTGCAAAGATGACAGCGGTCAAGGGGTATCAGTTTGCCGAGGAAGGTCGCGAGGGTGTCATCCTGGCATCGCGCGAACACCTCAACTCACTGGACGAAAGTTCGCTTGAGGAAATCAAGGCGGCGATCCGGTCTGAGCCTTGGTTGCACGACTATTACGAGATCGGCGAAAAGTACGTCCGCACGAAAAACCGGCGCGTGTCCTATGCGTTTGCCGGGTTGCGGCACAATCTCGACAGCATCAAATCCAAAGCCCGCATTCTGCTCAATTGGACAGATGAAGGCGAGGGTGTTTCGGAGGGTGCTTGGCGAAAGCTGATCCCGACGATCCGTGAGGGCGGGTCAGAGAATTGGGTGAGCTACAACCCGGAAAGCCCTGAAAGCGCAACGCATCGGCGGTTCATCGAAAACCCGCCCAGTAATTGCATTGTCACGCAAATTAACTGGCGGGATAATCCTTGGTTTCCCGAGGTGCTTGAGCAAGAGCGCCTCGACGATCAACGGCTAAGGCCCGAGACTTACGAACACGTATGGGAGGGGGCTTTCCTCACCCTCACCGAAGCGCAGGTGTTCTCGGGCAAGTTCATCGTGGATGAGTTCGAGCCGGGTGCAGGTTGGGACGGGCCATATTACGGGATCGACTTCGGGTTTCGGCCTGACCCGCTGGCAGCGGTTGAGGTCTGGATCCACGCGAACAGCCTTTACGTGCGCCGCGAGGCATACAAGACCGGGATTGAAATAGACGGCACGACGGCTTTCATCAAAGAGCGCCTTCCCCGCATTGCTGAATATGCCGCCCGCGCAGACAGCGCCGAGCCAAAAACGATTAGCTACCTTGCCCGCAACGGCCTTCCTCGCATCGAGCCGGTCAAGAAATGGCCGAACAGCGTGATGGAAGGTGTCCGCTACATGCGGGGCCATGAAAAGATTGTCGTTCACCCTGATTGTCCAGGCACAGCCCGTGAGTTCCGGTTGTATTCGCACGCTACGGACAGGCTGACGGGCGACATCAAGCCTGAAATCATCGACGCAAACAACCATGCGATTGACGCAATCCGCTACGCCATCGCGCCTCTGATCAAGGGCAGGATGGAAAGCAAAACCCGCGCCGTGAAGGGGGCTTACTGAGTATGTCGGTCAAGACCCTTCATCCTGCTGTTACCACGATCCGCCGCTCCGAATGGCAGTTGATGCGCGATTGCATGGATGGGGAGGAAGCGATCAAGGCGCGCGGCACGGAATATCTGCCGATGCCTTCAGGGTTCGCCTCTCAGGATGACAGCGGCAAGGCGATGTATGCCGCTTATGCCAACCGGGCGCAGTTCCCGGAGTTCCTTGCGCCCTCCGTAGGCGCGATGATCGGCATCATCCACGGGCAGGAATGGCAAGTCGAAATGCCGACTGCCATGGAATATCTTTATGAGGACAGTGACGGCAACGGACTGCCCTTAGAGGCGTTCTCCCGGCGCATCACGCGCGAGTTGCTTGTGATTGGCTCCTATGCCGTTCTGACCGATGCTCCAGCAGGTGACGGGCCGGGAACGGGCGGCAATCCTTGGCTGCGCGGTTATCGCCGCGACAAGGTGCTGAACTGGGACTCCGAATGGTGGGTGCTGGACGAAAGCACGATGAGCCGCGACGGTTTCGTGTGGAAGCAGATCGAACGCTATCTGGTGCTGAGTGTCATCGGTGCTGGATACGTCCCGACGCTGCTGGATGAAAACGGCAACACCATTAAGCAGATGCAGGTTCGGGCGCGGGGCGGCGGTTTCCTGCCTCGCATTCCGTTTGTCATCGGCAGCGCAATGGATTTATCGCCGCGCATCGAAGCCCCGCCCCTGATCGGCGTGGCACGGGCTGCAAAGGCGTTTTACCAACTCTCGGCAGACTACCGCCACCAGCTTTACATGAGCGGGCAGGAAACGCTTGTCGCCATCAATGGCAAGGGGCCAGACTATATCGGCGCGGGCGTTGTGCATGAAATGCCCGGCAGCGATACCATGACGCCGGATTTGAAATATGTCTCGCCCACTTGCGCAGGCATCGAGGCCCATGACGAGGCCATGACCCGCCAGCGCGAGGCTGCGGTGCAAGCTGGTGCGAGGTTGTTTGAACAGACGGCACAGGGTGCAGAAAGCGGCGAGGCTAAGAAGCTGCGCTATCATAGCGAGACCGCGACCCTGACCAGTGTCGCGCAGAACTCGGCCTTGCTGCTTGAGCGCGCTTTGAAAAATGCGGCCATGATTATGGGCCTGCCCGAAGATGACATCGTGGTCACGCCGCCCAAGGATTTGATGGATCGCACCATGTCGCCGCAGGACTTTGCGGCGCTATTCGGCGTCTATTCGGAAGGCGGCATGTCCTGGGATACCTATTTCGAGAACGGCCAGCGAGGCGGCATTTTCTCGAATGAAATCACGGCAGAGGAAGAAAACGCGCGCCTTGATGCGCCGTCCGATGCTGCTGATGAACCTGTCTAAACCCCGCCCGATGGGCAATCGCTAACCAAAGGAGAGGCCGATGGCCCTCAAGACCGTTCTTGAATCGACCGATGGCCTCGATGAAGCCATTGCAGCACTCTACACCGAAGCGGACGGGAGATTCATTCTCGCCCTCGAAGGTGTGGATGACCACCCTGAAGTCGCCAGCCTTCGCAATGCCTATGCCCGAACGAAAGAACGGGATGCGGCTGCACGCGCGGAAGCTGCCAAGCTCAAGGCGCAGATCGATGAATTGCAGGCGGGCGCACCGGATACGGCAGCAACGCAAGCAAAGATCAGTGCGCTAGAGGACAAGCTTTCGGCGCTGTCTGCCGAAGCGAGCGACTGGAAGGGCAAATACACGGGCGTCACCCGCGATCAATCGCTTCAGGGTGCGCTGCAACTTGCCGGGATCACCGAGCCAGCTTTCCTGAAGGCCGCAACAGCGATGCTGGCGGGCGATGTGAAGCTGGCGGATGACGGCACCGCATACGTGGAAAGCACCATGGGGCCAAAGGTTCTTGGCGATTACGTCAAGGCGTGGGCCGCTGGTGAGGGTGCTGCATTTGTCTCCAAGCCGCAGGGCGCGGGGCTCAAGGACAACGATTTTGGTAGCGGCAAACCAACCGCGTCAAAGGGCGATCTGGCCGGCTCGAAAACCGAGCGGCAGGCCGCACTGAAGGCGCGTTTCCCCGACCTTCCCTCCTAAAAGGATCTGAATTATGTCTCTCTCCCAGATGCAGGTATTCAATGAATACATCATGCCTGCCACCATCGAAACGCTTGGCCAGATGGTTGACAAGTTCAACGCTGCCTCGGCAGGTTCGATCACGCTGACCACCAGCGGCTTCGACGGCGACTTCCTTCAGGAATCGTTCTTCGCTGCCATCCACACTGCTCAGCGCCGCGTTGACCGTTACGCTGCACAGTCTTCGGCAGCAGCGACTGACCTGACCCAGCTTCGCAATTCGTCTGTAAAGGTTGGCGGCGGCTTCGGCCCCATCCGCTATGAGCCCTCGCAGTTGACTTGGCTGAACAAGCCGACCACCGAAGGCATCGAAGTCGCTTCGCGCAACTTCGCTGAAGCCATGCTGCGCGACCAGCTGAACACCGCGATTGCGGCGCTTCGTGCGGCCATCGTCAACCAGGGCGCTGCCACCACGGTGGACATCACCGCTGGCACCAACGCCGTGATCACCTACAACACGCTGAACGACAGCCACGCGCTGTTCGGCGACCGTTCGGGCGATCTGGTGGCGCAGGTGATGACGGGTTCGATGTATCACAAGCTGATCGGGCAGAACCTGATCAACGCCCGTCAGTTGTTCCTTGCGCAGGGCGTCACCATCGTGGACATCCTGAACAAGGCGGTGATCGTGACCGATGCGCCTTCGCTTGTGGCTGCTGGCTCGCCGGGGACTGACACTGTGCTTTCGCTGGCGACCGGCGCTGCCACTGTGTTCGATGGCGGTGACGTTATCAGCAACATCGAAACCAACAACGGCCAGCAGCGCATCGAAACCACGATGCAGGTTGATTACAGCTTCGGCCTCGGCCTGAAGGGCTATTCGTGGGATGAGACGAACGGCGGCAAGTCGCCGACCGACGCCGAACTCGCGACCGGCACCAACTGGGATAAGACTGCAACCGACATCAAGCACACCGCTGGTGTGGCTGCTGTGGGCGACCGTAGCTAATGATTGCGGGGAGGGTTTCGGCCCTCCCCCTTTCGCCTGAAGGGGTGAATTATGATCCATTACGAACCTCACCCCGTTAGCCCCGAGCGCAAGGCGGAATTGCGCGCGCAGGGGTTTAAGATCATCGACGCGGCGTTCAAGCCTGCGGATTGGAATGCACCCGATGGCCTACAAGCCGAAGAAACCGAAACCCAAGCCGAAGCCCCGGTGAAGCGGCGCGGTCGCCCAAGAAAGGCTGACTGATGGCGCTCACCATCGAGAACGGCACCGGCATCGCGGGGGCGGATAGCTTCGTCACGCTTGTCGAATATGCCGACACGCAAACCGATCTGTTTGGTGCTGCGCTCGATGGCACGGACGTTCTAAGGGAGGCGGCGCTTCGGCGTGCGTTTCTCTATCTCAAGTCGCTTACGTGGAAGTCGGACTATCCGTTCCCTACGCTGGGTGGCACAATTCCTGCCGATGTGAAGTCGGCGCAGGCTATTCTAGCACGCTATGAGGAAGCGACCCCCGGCGGGTTGCAGCCCACGGTTGTGCCAGGACAGCAAAAGGTTCTGACCCGCGTGGGCGAACTGTCATGGACTGTCATGGGACAGACGGGCGCGGATGCGCAGCGAGCGGTTGTTATGATGGCCGCTGATCTGCTAAAGCCATTTGTTAATGACACAGGAAACACCCGGTTCCTCCTCCGTGCCTAGTGTGGTGAGCCTTCGCGGCGGCGAGGTGAATACCTTCACGCCGAACGAGGGTTGCATCAAGGCGCTCCGCGAAATGCTGGAAATGGCAGAGGCGGGCGAGATTACCGGCATTGTTTGTGCAAGGCTGCACGGCGACAATCTCGGCAGTTACACGATTGCCGGGATGGCCGGCCCTTATTCATTGCTGGGGGCGCTTGTCATGGCTCAAAAGGAAATGACCGATCTGATGGCGAGCCGCTTTGAATGAGCGGCGCATCTATCGCGGCGGAAGTCGCACAGGCACTTAGCGACGTTGCCCGCGATGTGGGAACGGGCGAGTTCATTGTCACGCTGATCGAAAAGCCCGACAACCCTGCGACACCGTGGGATACGGGGTATTATGGCGAGCCTACCGAATACGAGTTGCCCGCGATTGTAAGCGACTTTCCGCAGACGATGATTGACGGGACTTTGATCCAGCAAGGCGACCGGCGCGTGATGCTGGCGGCTACGGGGCCAAAGCCCAGCACCTCTGGCACGTTGAATATCCTCGGCACGGTTTATCGCATCATCAGCGTTCGGGAGACCGGGCCTAGCGGGGTGCCGCTTTATTATTTCGCGCAATGTAGGGTCTAAGCATGGGCAACCGCCGCCGCCTGCAAAACAGACTGGCGGCGCTGCTCAAGGAATATGATGGACAGATCGAGCGCGCATTTCTTGATGCGATCCGCAGCAAGGCAGGCAGCATCAATTTGGCCGAATTGGTTGCAGCAATCGAGGCGCGGGACTTTAACCGTGCCATAAACATCGCGGGCATGACCCGTGCTGATTTGTTTCCGTTCGATCAGTCAATCACTAGCGCATATGTTGCGGGCGGGCAGACGGTATCAGCCGCAGCCCCGGCTTTCGCCGTGTCGTTCGGTTTTGATGGTCGAGCGACCCGCGCCGAGGCGTGGGCGCGCAGCCATGTAGGCGGGCTTGTGACGGGTATCGTCAATGAGCAGTTGGACATGCTGCGCGAGACTATCGGCACGCAACTGGCCGCAGGGATTAACCCGCGCAAGATTGCGGTGCAGATCGCGGGGCCAATCGGGCCGGGTAACGTGCGGCAAGGCGGCTTCATCGGCCTGTCGCGGCCTCAAGTGGGATACCTGGCCAACGCGCGGGCCGAATTAGAAACGCTGGACGCGGGGTATTTCAGCCGCAAGCTACGGGATCGCAGGTTTGACCCGCTGGTGCGCAAGGCGATTAAGGACGGCAGGCCGCTGGCACAGGCCGATATAGACCGGATTGCAGCCCGCTACAGTGACCGGATGCTGAAGCATAGGGCTGAGACCATCGCCCGGACGGAAAGCATCACAGCCCTACGCGCAGGGCGGCGTGAGGGGATGCAACAGGGCATCGAAGCGGGCGCGATTGCGCAGGACGCGGTTAAGCGGGTTTGGAACGCGACAATGGACAGCCGCACACGGCCTGACCATGCGCAGGTTAGCGGGCAAGAGGTTGATGGCATGCAAACGCCATTCACCCTGCCCGATGGCTCGCGGATGCTTTACCCCGGCGACACATCGCTAGGGGCTTCGGCAGATCAAACGATCAACTGCCGGTGCTATGACGAATACGTAGTGGATTGGCTCCGTGGCTGACAACCGCAAGTTTGTCGCGGACGTTTCCAAGTTCGCCGACAAGACCGCCGATCAGATGCTCAAGGTCGCACGGCAGTCAATTCAGGATACGGTGCGGATTGCACAGCGCACGGTTGCCGATGGCGGGGATATGCCGGTCGATACCGGCTTTCTGCGCAACAGCTTGGTGACTGAATTGCGAGGCGCACAGGTTGCCGAGGGCGGCGATAGCTACGTGCTTGGCCTGAGCGCCCTGCAACTTGGCGACCCGTTCCAAGTGGCGTGGACTGCCGAATACGCAATTCCGCGTCACTACATGGTCGGCGTCGGCCAAGGCGGCGGGTTGTGGCGCGATAAGGCTGCGCAACAGTGGTCGCGTCTTGTGGCTCAAAATGCGGCGAGGGTGCGATGAACGAAAACGACATCGAGCAGGCCATCGGCCAGCACCTCGCAGGCATGGGTTCAACCCCGATTGCATGGCCGAATGACGACTTTACGCCGAGCGGCACATACATCGAGTTCCGCCATGTCCCCGGCGAGCGGTTCGATGATACGATTGACGCAAATGGCCCCATCCAAACTGGGATTGTCCTGCTGACCGTTGTGACGCGCTCAGGGGGCTTTGCGAACGAAGCGAACGCATTGGCGGCGCAGATTGCCGACAGGTTCCCGAAGGCTCTCAGATTGACCGCAGGGGCCGGTAAGCTGGTGTTCTACGCGCCCGCCTCTCCCGGCACTCCGTTTCAGGACGGAGCCTATTTCCGCAAGCCGGTGCGCATCTTCTACATAACGGAGTGACCATGAAAGTTCGGATGACGAACAAGTCCTTCCCGCTCGGGGAGGCTCACGTGCTGCCTGAAGATCAGGCGACTTGGGAAGCAGCCGGATGGGTTGCCGATCCCGCTCTCTCAGAAACCACTGACAAGGAAACCAAGAAATGAGCCGTTCCCACATTGGCAAAACCTTCTGGGTTGCTCCCGCAGCCCCGGCAACTGAAAATGCAGCGGGCTTTGCGGCCCTGACCTGGACTAAGGTCAATGGGGTTCAGACCCTTCCGCAGATCGGCTTTTCGCACGCTAACATTGATGTGCCAGACCTTCAGACTGGGATCACTCGCGGCGTGAAAGGTGCCGGGGCTGGGAACGACAGCACGGCGACCTTCCGCATTGTGACCTCCGATGCCGGTCAGGCATCTGTCCGCACTTTGGCAAATGCTGGTGGGGTTGCGGCTATCGGCTCGATCCGCATCACGCGGGGAACCGGCACTGACGGCGCGCCGGCAGCAGGCAATGAACTGCAATATGCGACAGGCTACTTCCACAGCTATGTCGAAGTGCAGGGGGACGACACTTCGTTCGAGGGGTTCAGCGTCAATTTCAAGCAGAACTCGCCCACTGTTGACGCGACGTTCCCGTAATGGACTTTGCAAAGCTTGACCTGCGAGCCGCGTCTGAGCGTGGTTCGTGGGTCACCTTGCGCCATCCGCGCATTCCTGAAGGCGAAAGCCCGAAGCTGCGCATCAAGGGCATGGGCGCTAAAGGTGTAATGGACGCATTCCGGCGCGTGGAGCGTGTGCAGGCGCTTAAGGGCGAGCGCATGGCACGCACCAGCGACCGCGATGCAGACGGTGTTCTTGCCAAGTTTCAGGACGAACTAGAGCAGGCCATGGCCGCGCTGGTGGTGGCATCTGTCGCCGAATGGGATGGCATTGAATGGGACGGTGTTGCGCTTGAACTGACCGCCGAAAACATCCTGAAAGTCTGCGGCCCCGGCACGCTGTTCTTCGGGCAGGTCAATTCAGCAATTGCGGAAGAACACCGCCTTTTTACCGAAGCCGACAGCGCCTCGTAACCTTCGCTGCGCAGGTCGGGTGGCTTTATGCGAAGCCCGAGGGGCAAGAAGAAAACCGCCTTGCCCTGTTTGGCGAAACTCTGCCTGAACTGCCAGAAACCGAACGTCTGGCCGATCTATGGCAGGCGCTTGGATATGCCAGTGACAGCATGGCAGGCGCTGCCCCGCTTGAGTGGGCCGAAATTGAGGCATTCAACCGCCTCACACAAGCCGATCTGGCACCCTGCGAGGCGTCCTGTCTCGCCGATATGTCCCGAGCCTATTGCGTGGAAGTTGCTGATCGCAACCCCTTGCGCAAGTCACCTATGGAGCGCGATTTATGACCGACTTTGCGCGCCTCGTTCTTGACGCCGACACGCGCGGGTTGAAGCAAGGTGAGCGCGAACTTGATCGCGTCGGCAAGCAGGCCAAGCGCACTGCTGACGATGTGGACGGCGCAGCGGTTGGCATGTCGAGTGCGTTCAAAAAGGTAGGTGTGGCACTGGTAGCTGCTGGCATTGGCAACGTCATTTTCGACTTTGGCAAGAAGTCGGTGCAAGCCGCGATTGACGCCGAGGAAATGGGCAGCGCCTTCAATGTTGTGTTCGGCAACATGGCTGGCGATGTTCGCAAGTGGGCCGAAGAAACCGGCAACGCGCTAGGCCGCTCGACGCAAGAGATTATGCGCGGCACGCTGGCGTTTCAGGAGTTGTTCGGCAAGGCGCTCGATCCCGCGCAGGCTGCGGAAATGTCCAAGCAGTTTGCGGTTCTTACGCAAGACCTCGCCAGCTTCAAGAACCTGTCAAACGAAGTCGCGCAGCAAAAGCTGTTTGCCGGTCTGGTCGGTGAGGCTGAGCCTTTGCGCGCTGTGGGCGTGTTCTTGAATGAAGCGGCAGTGCAAGCGAAGGCCGCTGAGTTGGGTCTTGCTGGTGTCAACGGTGTGCTGACCGATCAGGAAAAGATCGTCGCCCGCGCTGCGATTATCCAAGAGCAGCTTGCCCTTGCTCAAGGCGATGTTGAGCGCACCAGCGGCAGCACGGCAAACCAGATCAAGACCATGAATGCGGCGGTCGAGGAATTGCAGGTTGCGGTTGGGCAGAAGCTCTTGCCGCAGTTGACCCCGCTCATCACTGTGACCGCCGAACTCATTACGATGATGGCGAATGCGGCGCAGACCATCAATGTGACAGCGCAAAGCACACAAGACTTTGTTCAGGGTCTGCGAATCCTTGGTGGTTGGCTGAAAAGCAGTGGTGCAGCATTCTACGTTCTGTCTAATGCGACTGGCCTCACTGGTGAGCGCATGAGCTGGCTTTATGAGCGCGCTCGCCTGCTAATTAATCCGCTTGCTACTGTGGCATCTTTGATCGAGCGCGTCGGCGGTGCATCCAGGGCGTCGGCCTCACGCGATGCCATTGGCCTTGGTTCTGGCCCTCTTAGCCTGTCGTCAATCAACATTGCGGGCGAGTTGGCTGCAATGGGTAAGGGGGCTGCTGCGGTCAATGCCCCCTCTGGGCTTCCCGCCATTTCCGCCAATCTTGATAAGGTGGGCGCTTCGGCAGGCCGCGCTAGTGCTGGCATCAGGGACACGCGGGACGAAATGGCTGACCTCTTGGAGCAGCTATACCCCGAGAACACCACACGCCGCCAAATGAGCCAACTGGAGATGGTGAGCGCGAACAGCAAGCGCACTGCCGAACAGATCGCGGAAGATCGCCGCCGGATTTTGGGCATTAGCGGTGAGGTCGATGTTTCGCGCGACCTTATCACGCAAGGCCCGCTTGAAGCTGCAAAGCGTGTTGTCGCCGCGAATGATGACATCGGCAAGAGCCTTGAGGAACTGCAAGGCAAGTCCAAGATCACGACCGTTTCTGTCGCCGACAGTTTTGCGCAAATGTCGCAGCGGATTACGTCGAGCCTCCAAGGTTTAACGAACTCGATCCGCAACGGCGATTTCCTCGGCATCCTTGGCGGCGTGCTTGATATTTTCATGCAGCTTGGCAGCTTGGGCGCGTTCGGTTCGGGGCTTCAGGGCCGACTTAACGCGCCAGTGTCGGGTTCGCGGGCAAACGGCGGGCAAGTCAATGCTGGGCGCTCTTATCTTGTAGGCGAGCGCGGCCCTGAATTGTTCACCCCGCCGGGGCATGGGCGCATTCATTCCAATGATAACCTGGGCGGGCGGGTTCACGTAACGGTCGGGGTTGACCCGCGCAGCGGCAACCTGACGGCCTTTGTCAATGACCAGATCGCGGCGACCGCCCCGGCTATCGCGGGCGCTGGCGCGGCAATGGCGCAAGGCCAGATGGCAGCGCGGCAGGCAAGGCGGGTGCGATGATCGATCTGCCGACCTTCGCCGTTCCCGGCAGCTTTCAGGCCACGTTTAACGATGCGGGCTTTACGCAAACCGGGATACAGTCTGACGACTACATCCCGCGCAAAGGTGGGCGTTACACGGTCGCGTTCACCTTCGGCCCCTACACGCCGGAAAACGGGCGCGTGATGGTCGCGCGGCTGATTGCGGGAAAGCAGGGCGGCGTGCGGGTCAAGTTGCCTCTGTTGCATTCGCAGGGAACGCCGGGGACACCGCTGCTCAATGGTGCGGTCACGACCGGGCGCACGATTGCAATTGACGGGCTGACCCCCGGATATGTCATTCAAGAGGGTTTTTGGCTGTCGCTGGTCAAGTCGGGGCAGCACTTTCTGCATTCGGTCGGTGTGGGCGCGACCGCTAACGGATCGGGTCAGGCCACCATCGAATTGAACGAACTGCTGCGCGACAGCTTCGCGGATAACACGGTGGTCAATCTGGCCGAACCGCAGGTTGAAGGCTTGCTGCCCGGTGATTGGTCATGGGGCGTTGATGTCAATCGCGTGTTTCCGATTGAGTTTAGCCTGAAGGAAGTCCGATGAACGGGGCGACCTGGCTGCTGCGCCTCGATCTACCCAGCGGTTCGGTTTACCTGAGCGACGGGGGCGTGACCGTGTACGGCGGAAACACGTACACTGCCGAGCATCCGACGATTGGCAGCATCGCGCAGATCGGGGAAGTCTCCGAAGGCTTTGGCGCGGAACTGCCCGAGCAGGAAATCGTGTTTGCCCCGCCGAGCAACGCCGCGCTTGCGCCTTTGCAGGCCGGTGCGTTCGCGCGTTCTGCCATGCGGCTGTGGGTGGCAGAGTTTGACCCTTCGACGGGCGCGGTTGTCGGCACGCCCGATCTGCGGTTTGCGGGGCGGATGGATCGGGTGCGGCAGCAATTCGCCTTCCAGCAATTGCAGATTGTGCTTTCCAACGTGCCGGAAACCGAAGTCTTGCTGTTCAGCGATGACGGCAATGGGCTGTCGGCTGAGTTTCACAAGAGCCTTTATTCGGGCGAGACGGGCCACGATCAGGCGACCGGGCTGGTCAAGACCGTGACATGGGGCGTTGAAAGCGCGCGCGGCGGTGGCGGCGTTAATTTCGGCAATGGCGGCTTTGGCGGCGGCGGGTTCGATGCATTCACGCAAGAGTTTGCCCGATGAATGAGCTTCAGCGCCGGGTTGCCGCGACACAGGCCACGCAAAAGCGGTTTGCGGGCCGCGCGTTTGACTGGTCGAAGCAGGCGACATGCATTCACTTGCTTCGGTTTCATGCTGCGCAGATGGGTCACCAGTTGCCGATCGTGCCGCGCTTTCGCTCGGCTGTCGGCGCGATGAAAGCACTTCGGGCAGAAGGTGTCGAGACATTGCCCGAACTGATGGACAAGCACTTTCCGCGCATTCCGGCGGCGCAAATGCTGACCGGCGATGTCGCGGCGTTTCCGGGTGATGAAGGCGGGTTTGATGCGCTGATGATCTACGGGCAGCTACGCGCGGTGATTGGCTGGCATGAGGATGCAGCCGAGTGCCAGATCGCGCGGCTGACCGATGAGGGCTATGCGCTTTGCACGGGGGCTTGGCGACTATGAGCAAGACCCTTCGCACCGTTGCCACCATCGCCGCCGCCGCTGCGCTAATCGCCACGGGTGTGGGCGCGGTCGCGGGGTCTGCCGTTGTTGTCGCGGGCGTCAAGATTGGCACCATTGCAGCGATTGCCAGCACAACCGCAGGTGTGGCTTCAGCCGCCTCACAACTCACCGCGCCCAAGCCAATCGCGCGCGGTTCGCCAGCACAAGTCGTGATCGACATCGAGCCGCCGCGACCATACATCGTCGGGCAGGTAATGACGGGCGGCGTGATGCGCCACGATGTCGCCTATGGTGCTACGCTCAAGAAGGTGCCTAACCCCTTCCGCTGGCAGGTGCGCGTCCTGTCTGGCGTCGGGCCAATTCAGGGCATCGTGGGCGAGTATTTCGATTTTGCCCTTATCGACAACGGCTATTTCGGTGGGTTCTTCAACAGCGTCCAGAACCTCGGCACGCGCCCGCAAACGACTGCGCTGGTTCCGCCCTACGGTGCCGCGCCGGGATGGACGACCTCGAGCCGCCTGTCGGGCTGCGCCCATGTCGGGCTGAATTTCAATTTTGACCGCGATGGCAAGGTGTTTGCCTCGGGCCTGCCGATCTACACGGCGCTGTGCGATGGCGAAAGGGTCTATGACCCCCGGCAGGACAGCACCTATCCGGGCGGCTCCGGTGCCTGCCGTGCTGGTGTCGAAAGTACCTACGTCTACAACCGCAACCCCGCTTGCCATGCCGTGACCTATGCCCTCGGGCGGTTTCAGAACGGCGTCCGCGTGTTCGGCCTCGGCCAGCCTGTCGATACGCTCGACATGGCAGCAATCGTCGATTGGGCGAATGACTGCGATGCGAACGAGTGGACGGTCAACATGATCCTGACCGAAGGCGGCACGGGCGCGAACCTGCGCGAGCAGCGGGTGCGCAACCTTGACGACCTTTGTGCAGCGGGCGGCGCGCGCTGGTATCAGGCAGGCGGCTTGCTGTCGTTCGATTGGCACCGTCCGCGCCTTGCGCTTGCCACGCTGACCGATGACGATATTCTTGATGCTGGCGGCGGCACTGATGCGGTGCAGACCGTGCGCGACCGGATGAACGGCGTGCGCCCGCAATACGTCTCGCCGGATCATAACTGGCAGCAGATCACGGCGGCGGAAATTGTCGGATCCACCTATCGCACCGAAGACGGCGGCGCAAAGCTAACACAGGTTTACCCGCTCAACGGCGTGACGAATGCGGCGCAGGCGGGCGAGTTGGCCGCTTATGCGATGACGGACAGCCGCGAAATCGGCCCGATGGACTTGCAGGCCAAGGCAAGTTGGCGCTTTTACCGTCCTGGCGATTGCATCGAGATCGACAGCAGCCTTGTCGCCTATGACGGGCTGGCGGTGATTAACCAGCGCAGCCTCAATCCGCAGAGCCTTGCGGTGTCGCTGTCGCTCAAGTCTGAAACCCCCGGCAAGCATGACTTCGCTTTGGGCAGGGTTGCATCTCCCCCGCCGACCCCGACGCTGTTGCAGACGACCGAAGAGCGCGACCTACTGGCGGCTGCGGCGATTACCCCGCGCGCGGTCGATGTCGAGTTCGATGACGGCCGCACCGCCGAGGAATTGCAGCCCGGTGAGGCTGGCTCGACCCGCAACGTCCCGCGCGGCACCTATGCGGCGGGCACGACCTATGTGCGCGGCGATAGCGTGCTGTTCTCGGGTTCGTCCTATCAGTTGATTGTGGCGAGCAGCACGGGCAATGCGCCGCCTGATGTGGCGCGGTGGGCCTTGCTGGCGAATGCGGGCAGCGGGCCTGCGGGGGCGGACGGGCTTCCCGGCATCAGCGTGATCGTGAGCAACGAGGCGCACGTTGTCGCCACGGCTGCGGATGGCAGCGGCGGGGATTACAGCAGCGCGGGCGGCACAATGCGCTTGCTGCGCGGCGAAACAGTGCTGACCCCGACCTTCTCGATTGCGGCACAGACACCCGCATCGCCAAGCTGGATCAGCATCAATTCCAGTAGCGGCGTTTACACGGTGAGCGACCCCGGCGTTGATCTGGCGACGGCGACGATCCGCGCGGCGTGGGCGGGCGTGAACTACGACCGCACCTACACGCTGGCGAAGTCGAAGCAGGGCGTGACCGGCCCGAGGCTGCAACTGACCGTTGACGCGCAGGCGTTCACCTTCACCGATGGCGCGGCGGCACCGAGTTCGCAGACGATCACGCTTGAGGCGCTGCTGAATAACCTGAGCGGCACGGCCACTTGGTCAACCTCGCCTTCGGTGACGCTGGGCGGCTCGGGCAACACGCGCACGCTTTCGGTCGCCAATTTCGGCGCGAACCGGCAGGTGACGGTTACGGCCACGCTGGGCGGGATCACCGACAAGATCACGCTGGTGCGGGTGGATCGGGATGCCAGCGGCAGCAATGCGGTGGTCAACAGCGACTTCACACGCGGCAAGTTCGGGTGGCGCTGGCGGGGCGGCGCATTTGAAGCCGATTGGGGCGTGAACTTGCCGGGAACCCCTACCAATTGGTTCGGGCAGCGCAATGTGATGTGGGCGAACGTGCCAGGAACGCTCGCAGCGGGTGCTGTCGCTGATCTCGCGCCTAATGCCCTTTGGGGCGGGGCCAGCATTGCCAATGCCCCCTTATTTGCCATGCCTGTGGTGCAGGGGGACAGGCTTGCTGCGACTGTCCTTGCTGCACCGCACCGCTGCACGTTCCAGTTGTTCATGCTCTTTTTCGACGGGGCAGGCGCGTGGATAGCCTACGCACCGTCAGCATCGGGCGGGACTCCCGGTGGCGCGCAAAACGGTGATCCGGCTAACTTTGGCCTTTTGACTGTCGTGGACACCGCACCCGCCAATGCGCGGTGGGCCATCCCGATGATGCGGATGCTGGGGACAGGCGAGAGCGAGCCCTACATCTTCTTCACCGAGCCAATGCTGTCGAAAATTGCAGCAGGGCAGACGACCGCACCGCGCTATTCGTCGGGCCGCGCTGATAGCCTCGGCCAACCGAACAGCGACATCACTGTCGATGGAAGCGGCGTCATCAATGGCATCGGCACTGCCGGCATCCCGGTGAACAACAACCTGCTGCCACTTGGCAACGCTAACCGCGTGCCGTTCTCGCGGTTTGAAGGTGGGCGCGGGTGGAGCGGCTCTGGCGCTCCTATCGGCGGAAACCCTTTCCCGATTACATTCGACGGGCGGCAATTCATCGTTTCGCAGCCGACCTTTACGGCAAGCGGACAATTTCATTTCTTGTTTAATAATCCTCCTTTCCCCGTGGTTCCCGGTGAGCGACTTTCAATTTCAAGTTTGCTTCAGGCGTTTTCTATTAGCGGCCCGAACCCTATTAATTGGCTGCTTTTTGTCGATTATCGGGATGCAGCAAATAATCAAGTTGGTAGCACATCCATAGCGACGGCCTTGCTAGGGGTGAGTGAGGCGTCGGGCCGATTCTCTGGTTTTTCAACTGTGCCCGCCAGCGCACGCAGCGCCGTAATAGCAATAAGCGCGCAATCGGCAGGCGCGGGGCAGTTGCAGGTTGGCTTTCTTGAACCGATGGTCACTTCGGCGGCAACAGGCCAGACTACGCATCCGCCGTTCACTCCGGGCCCGAACGCCAGCGACGGGGCTGACCCGAACAACATCATCACCATCGACGGAAGCGGCGTCATCAACGGCATCGGGACTGCGAGTATCAGCGTCGATAACCGCCGCAGCGCGCTTCAGGGGCTGCTTTCTGCGCGGCCTGCCTCGGGCCAGTTCATCGGGCAGGAATACCACGCAACCGACACGCGCGAGATTTACCAATGGGACGGCTCCAACTGGCGGACATCGGCTGACATCACCGCCACCGCCCAGCGCAGCATTGAGCCGCAGTTCCCGAGCATCGAGATAAAGCAGGGCGAGGCGGGCCACACCGGCAACCGCACCGTGACGCATACAGCCAAGCGCGGCACCGCTACGCTGACGGGCGGCACATGGTCGCTGCCCTCGTCCAACCTTGGCGCAGGTTCGGCAAGCATCAGTTCCAGCACTGGCACGGTGACGCTTTCGGGCATCGTCCAGTCTGGTGCCTATGCAGTGCGTTACACGCACACCGATAGCCTCGCGACCGATCTGGCGGTGAATGTCACCTACGTCCCGACGCCGGCTAGCGGGGTGGTTTCCGCCAAGACTGGCAACACGACTTCCAGTTCTGGTGTCGGCAACACGGGTGCATGGACGAACGTTATCACCTTGACGCTGACAGGCTGCCCCACTGGTCGATTGTTCTTCAACAACATTGGCCTGTCAGGTGGAAACCGGATTGATGTTTCGTCTGGGACTGGAACTTGTGACCATCAGGCCCGCGTCCAGATTAATGGCACAACGGTGGATACGTCTGCCTCGCAGAACACGGTTTCAGGCGGTGTCATTCAGTTGGTGGACTACTCAGACCTGTTCGATGCAGTTCATAGCGTTTCGTCTGGGACGGTCACGGTGACTGTGGACTTACAGAGAACGTCGGGCACCGGCACCATCAGCACCATGTCCAACTCGCTTGATGTCACCGTCATCGCAACCTGAGGCGACAAGCATGACAAAAGAACAGGCAATTGCCGCCGTGGAGAACGGCGCGGCGGAGCGCATCTGCGCGCCCGGTGAATGGGTGGTCTGGCGCGAGAACGAAATTGTTATGAGCAAGGACTTGCCGGCATGAACGACCCCTTCCACGACCTGCCCGAAAACCTGAAAATGGCGGGGGATGTGCTGTCGATAGCTACCCTGCTCGGTTCGCTTGCCAGCATTCTTCCCGCAGTCGCGGCGATCCTGACCATCATTTGGACGACAATCCGCATCTACGAAACCGACACCGTTCAAGGGCTGTTTGGCAAGGAAAGGGACGACCTATGATTGACTGGCTCGACAAGCATTTGATCCCCGAGTGGCGCAAGGCGTGGCGGTTTTCGAGCGTGCAGCTTGCCGCGCTGATTGGCGCTGTGGTCACGGCGTTCGCGTCCAATCCGCAACTGCTGCTTGGCATCATCAACTTCATGCCGACTGATCCAACGCAGCGCGCGGTTGCTGCCGTGGCTGTGGGCGCGGTGGCGTTCTTCGGCCCGACCGTTCTGAGACTGTGGCAGCAGGGGAGCAAGCCCGATGGCACAGCAGCCTGACCCGGACGTTTCGCCCAAGAGCGCGCTTGTCGCACTGGTGGGGGCAACCGCTGCCGCTGCCTTGGCCGTGATGCTCCCGCATGACGAAAGCGGTCGCAAGGTGGAAGCGAGCGTCACCGATGACGGCGCGCTTGTCGTCAAGCACGTCAGCGGCCCGCAATATCTGCGCGCCTATGCCGACATCGTGGGCGTGTGGACGATCTGCGACGGCGACACGAAGAACGTCCGCCCTGGCATGGCGGAAACCGAAGCGGGCTGCACCCGGCGCCTCGAACAGCAGCTGGTCGCGCACGCCAAGCCCGTCCTCGCTTGCGTGCCGGCGCTGGCCCGACCGGAGCGCCAGAACCAGCTCGTCGCCTCGGTGAGCCTTGCTTACAATATCGGCACCACTGGCTTCTGCCGCTCGACCGCTGCCCGCCGGTTCAACGCGGGCGACTGGCGCGGCGGATGCGATGCGTTCTTGCGTTGGAATAAGGCGGGCGGGCGCGAAGTGCGCGGTCTGACCCTGCGCCGCCAGCGCGAGCGCGATCTGTGCTTGAAGGGGCTGTGACGATGCTCCCCAGCCCTGAGCAAGAGCGCAAGGCCATCGTGGCCTTCACCGCGTTCGCCGTGCTGTCGCTGCTTGGCGCGGGGGCGGCGCTGTTCGCCATCGCAACCGTGCTGGTGAAAGCCGCGCAATGGGTTTGGAGTTTCTGATGCTGCCGCCTCTCCCGCCGTGGCTCGCGCCGCGATACGCCCTGACCGGCATCAAGCTGGGGCTGTCGGCTCTGTTACTGCTTGTCGCCGTTGTCGGGTGCAGCACCCAGACCGTGCGGCTTGAAGGCTTTCGGATCCAGCTTCCGCTGATCGGCACCATCGGCCCGCAGGGATGGAAGCCCTACGCCAAGGAACTTGAAGGCGAGGTTCGCTCGATCCGCATTGACCTGGAGCTTTCCGAAGCCCGCCACATCGCCACGAAGCGCGCTTACGAGGACGCGCAGGCCGAAGCCGCTCACATGGAAGCCGAACGACTGGCCCGCGTTGTGGCCCGTCAAGAGGAGATCACCGATGAAGTCCGCCAAGATTACAGCCGCCGCATTGCTGACCTTCGCGCTCGCGCTGCCCGCTTGCAAGCCCAAGCCCGCGCCAGTGTTGGAGGTGCGTCCGGTGGTTTGCCAGTGCCCGAAACCGGCGACCCCGCCGCCCGAACTGATGCAGCGCCCGATTGTCGAGCACTTCCTGCCCCAGACCTGACCACTGAAATCCACTGCCGCGAGATCGCAGAACAGCAGGCGACCCAACTGGGCGCGCTGATCGAATGGGTCGAACGGCAGCTTCACACCCAGCCCTGATTATCACGAAAGGAATTACCTCATGGGAACTTTTGCTTCTGCCTCGCGCACCACTGGTGCCAACGCTGCCCGCGATGCGGCGCTCAATGCCATTACCGCCACCGTCAACAACGGAAGCCTGCGCATTTACTCGGGCACCGCACCGGCGAATGCTGACGGCGCGCTTTCGGGCAACACGCTGCTGGCGCAGTTGACCCTCGGCGCAACCGCGTTTGGCGCGGCGTCTTCGGGTGTTGCCACCGCCAACGCCATCTCGGCTGACACCAGCGCGGACGCGACCGGCACGCCGACCTTCTTCCGGCTGCTGGCATCAAACGGCACGACCGTTGTCTATCAGGGCACGGCGGGCGCATCGGGTCAGGAACTGAACCTGTCGAACCTGTCTGGCGGTCAGATCGTGGCGGGCGGCTCGGTTTCCGTCACCTCGCTCACCGTCACCCAGACCGCCTCTTACGCCTAATAGGAGGCCCAAGTGGCCGATAAGAGGAGCGACGTATGATCCTACTCAATTCTACATCCGACACGCTGCGGCTAGTCACAGCGCAGGCGGGCGATGTTCGCGTCCATTCGGCTTTTGCCGATCTCGCCAGCGGTGCGGTGACGGTGGGGCGGCTCAATACATCCATCTCGACCGCGACCACGACTGACATTGTGGCGAGCCCTGCCGCTTCGACCTCGCGTGCCGTGCAATTCGTCAACATCTGGAACGACAGCACGACGGACGCGAACAAGGTCACTATCCAGCACACGGATGGCACGACCACGGTTGACCTGTATGCGGTGTCGCTGCCCGCGCAGTCGGGGATTGTCTATGTTGAGGGCGAGGGCTGGACTGTAACCGGCAATTCGCGGCCCACGAATATCCAAATATTTGCCGCCAGTGGCACATGGAACAAGCCGACCAGCTTTACTCCTGCGGTGGTTATGGCTCGCGTCTGGGGTGCAGGCGGTGGCGGCGGTGGGGGATCGTCTCTGGCGACTGCGACCGTTACCAAAGGCGGCGGTGGCGGCGGTGGGGGCTGCTTTGTTGAGCGCATTTTCCGCGCCAGTGATCTTGGCGATACGGTAAGCGTGACCATTGGCGCAGGCGGTTCGGCAGGCACGGGCGCGACGGCGGGCGGGTCAGGCGGTGACGGCGGCGTTGGGGGCAACACGACATTCGGCGCGCTGCTGACCGGCTATGGTGGCGGCGGCGGGAGAGGCGGGCAAAACTCCGCGCTTGCAACTGGTGGTGGCGGCGGCGGGGGTGGTCACTCCGCAGGCACATCGGCGTCTGCTGCGATTGCCGGTACCGGCGGACAGCCAACATCGACAGGGCCGGGGTTCGACATTCAAGGAATCACCGGGACGATTGGCGCTGGTAGCTCCCACTACGCCCATTTGGGCGGCGGCGGTGGGGGAGGTTCGTCCGCAGCGGCAGCGGTGACGGCGGGCGGCGGGTCGCTGTTCGGTGGCGGTGGCGGCGGATCGGGCGGCGGAACGTCCGCAGTTCCTGCTGTGATTACCGGGTCTTCTGGCGGCGGCTTTAGTTCTGTGGCTGGCGGTGGCGGTGTAAGCGGCCTTTCTGGCCCAGCACCGCAGCCCGGTGATGCGGGCGGGCCGACTAACGGCAACACTGGCGGCGCGGGCGGCGGCGGTGGCGGATCGACTGTGCAGGCTTCTACAAGCGGCGCTGCGGGCGGCGCAGGCGGGCTTGGCGGTGGTGGTGGCGGCGGCGGTGGCCGTGGCAGCAATCCGGGCCTTGGCGGCGCGGGCGGCGTCGGCGGTGATGGCTACTGCATCGTGATTTCGTGGTGACGCGATGATCTATCTGGCATCCACCTCCGACAAATTGCAGGTCGTGACATCGAGCGCAAACCCGGTGCATGTTCATGCGACCTTCACGGACTTGTCTGGCACGACTGTAACGCCAGACCGCACAGACACCAGCATTGGGGCGGCAACCACGACGGACGTTGTGGCTAGTCCCGGTGCATCGACCACGCGCAAGATCAAGTTCCTGAGCGTGTTTAACGACCACGCCACGGCGGCGCAGAACATCGTTATCCGCCACACTGACGGCACGACTGTTGCCGATCTGTGGGCGGGGTCTGTGCCAGCGCAGACCGGCGTGACCTTTGACGAGAAATGCGGATGGCGAGTAGCTTCGCCGTTCCCCTCGGCTAACATCCAGACGTTTGACGCTCCCGGCGGGACTTGGACTAAACCCGCAGGCCCGCGCACCGGGCTGACCCTGATCCGGCTGTGGGGCGGAGGCGGTGGCGGCGGTGGCGGTGCCTCGCTCGCAACTGCCGCTGTCGCTAAGGGCGGCTCGGGCGGTGGCGGGGGCGCGTGCGTCAGCCAGCTTTATCTGACCGATGAACTGCCTGAACAATTTCGTGTGATTATCGGCGCTGGCGGCGGCGGTGGCCCTGGCGGGTTAGCTGGTCAAGCTGGCACGACTGGCGCTGATGGAAGATACTCGGCTGCCCGCGCATCGACCTATACGTTGCTGTTTGCTTATGGCGGGGCTGCGGGAACTGGCGGTCAGACCAGTGCTCTTGCTACTACGGGCGGCGGCGGCGCAGGTTTTCATGGCATCAATCAAGGGGCTGTGAACGCCTCGGCGGCTTCCGGGCAACCCACAAACGGCAGCAACTCATCGCCGTTTGGCCCAACATGGGAAGGCGGTTCTGGCGGGGGTGGATCGAGCAACAGCGCAACCGTGCCTGTGATGGTGGCGGGCGGCAATGCCCGGTTTGGCGGCGGCGGTGGCGGCTCGGGCGGTTGTCACAGTAACGTCCCGGCAAACATAGGCGCTACGGCGGGCGGCGGCACAGGCAACAGCGTTGGCGCTACGGCGGGCGGGCTTGGTGGCGCGGCAGGCACGAGCGGTGCATCGCCCACGGCAGGCCAAAACGGCGTTGACACTGACGGCATCGTAGGCGGCACAGGTGGGGGCGGGGGCGGCACAACTGTCACGGCATCCACGGCAGGCGCGGCGGGCGGCAATGGCGGCAAAGGTGGCGGCGGTGGTGGGGGCGGCGGTGTCGGCATGAACCCCGGCGTCGGTGGCAAAGGTGGCAACGGCGGCGCGGGCTTCGGGATTATCATATCATGGTGAGCGGGAAGAAATTCGCCTTGGTGCGTGTCGCGGATGGCTGGGTGTGGAACACCTGCCGTTGGGACGGCGTGACGTATTGGAACCATCTGCCTGATGGCATTGATGAGATCGAATGTCCTGAATATGTCGGGCCGGGATGGTTCTATGCTGGTGGCGAATGGCTAGCCCCGCCGCCACCAGAGCCTGAGCCCGATCCTCTGCTAGAGGAGTAAGCGATGGCCCGTTTTGGTGCGTTCGATGCAACCCTAGACCCGAAGGCTTGGTTTGGCGCCAAGGTTCTGCCGGAAGGTTGGTTCGCGGATGAATTGATCCCCACACCCGCGTCTGGCGCTGTTACTGTCCAGCACCTGATCGTCGCTGGCGGTGGGGCGGGTGGCCGGGGTGACTTCGGGCTTGCGTCCGGCGGTGGCGGGGCGGGTGGCTTACTCACCGGCACTTCATCCATCACGGCGACGGGTTCTTACACCGTCACGGTCGGCGCTGGCGGCGTTCCTGCAAGTTCGGGCTACACTGACCGTGGCGGCAACGGCGGCAACTCGTCGTTCAATAGCCTGATCGCTATTGGCGGTGGCGGCGGTAACGCACTGGATACGCCTGACGGCGCTTCGGGCGGTTCGGGCGGCGGCGGGGGGCGCACAACCGGCGTTGGCGGTTCCGGCACATCTGGGCAAGGCAACGCGGGCGGCGATCTTGGCACCGGAGATGAAAACTTCATCGCTGGTGGCGGGGGCGGCGCGGGGGCGGTTGGCGGCGACGGTATCGCGGGAACCATTGCGCCTATCGGCGGTGATGGCGGCGCGGGTGTTAGCTCATCAATCAGTGGTTCGGCTGTTACCTATGCAGGCGGGGGCGGCGCTGGGCGTTCTGGCCTAGGTGGCAGCGGCGGTGGCGGTGCTGGCGCGGACAACGCAACTGGTGGCGCTGGCACAGCCAACACGGGCGGGGGTGGCGGCGGCGCAAGACAAGGGTTTGGCGGCGCAGGCGGCTCTGGCGTAGTCATCCTCCGCTACGCCACGGCTGCTATGACCGCCACGGGCGGGACGGTCACGACCGTTGGCTCTGACACGGTTCACACGTTCAACAGCAGTGGCACGTTTACGGTTACGGCGATTGGCGGCGCGGGTGTAACTGGCACGGGTGCAGCGGTTGCGCCGAACCTGACGCTTGCCGCGCCTACCGCTGCGGGCGACGGCGCTTTCACGGTCGCGGGCATTACCGGCACCGCGGAAGCTGTCGCGCCGAACCTGACGCTTGATGCACCTGTTGCATCGGCTTCCGGTGCTTATGCGGTTGATGCTGTCACTGGCACGGGCGATGCTGTTGCGCCTGCCCTGACGCTTGATGCGCCTACCGCAGCGGGCGACGGTGCATATACGGTTGCCGGTGTCACTGGCACCGCCGAGGCTATCGCCCCTGCGATCACGCTTGATGCGCCTACCGCAGCGGCTTCCGGCGAGTATGTCGTATCCGGTGTCACCGGCACAGGTGCGGCGGTTGCGCCGAACCTGACGCTTGACGCGCCGACCGCATCAGCCTCGGGCACGTTTGGCGCTGCCGTTACCGGCACTGCCGAAGCCATCGCTCCGGCTCTGACGCTCGACGCTCCGGTGGCCTCGGCGGCGGGGGACTATTCCGTCGATCCCGTCACCGGCACAGGCGTGGCGGTTGCGCCGAACCTTACCCTCGACAATCCGGCGGCGGCAGCGTCTGGCGAGTTTGTCGTCTCAGGCGTTACAGGCACGGCCAGCGCAGTTGCGCCGAACCTCACGCTCGACGCGCCTGTTGCCAGCGCAAGTGGTGATTTTGTCGCAGCAGGCGTTACCGGCACCGCCGAGGCCACGGCCCCCGCGCTGACGCTATCCGCCACGGCTGACGGCGCGGCAGCACATATCGCGCCGGTCAGCGGCACGGCTGCTGCTGTCGCCCCAGCCCTGACACTCGACGCTCCGGTCGCATCCGCGTCTGGCGAGTTTGTCGTTTCTGGTGTCACTGGCACTGGTGCCGCTGTCGCCCCCGCGCTGTCTCTATCGCAGCCGGTTGCATCGGGCGACGGTTCCACTGCGGCCCAGCCTGTCGAGGGTTCCGGCGCGGCGGTCGCTCCTGCCCTAACGCTGGTCGCAACGGCAAGCGCGCTTGGCAGCTATAGCGATTTCGTTATTTTCGCTCCGAGCCTCACCTTCACTGTCGAGCCCGAGCAGACTGTCTTCACTGTCGAGTCCGAGCAGACCGTCTTCACTGTCGAGCCTGAGCAGACCGTTTTCATCGTCATACAAGAGGCCGCTTGATGAACTACACATTCACCGCACCACCGAAAGACCCGCAGGCCACTTTGCGCCACGGGATCAACTGGGCAGATTGGCTTCAAAACGGCGAAACGATCACCGCGCAATCAATGACCGCGCCCGCAGGCATCACGGTCGATCAGGTGGCACAGGCGACGGGCGCGGTTTCCTATCGCATCAGCGGCGGGGCTGCTGGCACGGATTATGTCGTGACCTGCCAGATCACGACCAACCAAGGCCGGATTGACGAGCGCAGCGTGCTTTACCGCGTGCGGCAGAGATAGCCCGCTCAATAACCTATCCCGTCAACAGCGCGAGTAAACCATGTGCCGACACCAGCCACAACTGATGCCATGATGCACGAAGCTATTGCCGCCTTAAAGCAGGAAAAATCACTAAGCGCGGCGGCGCGCAAACTGGGTCTGTCCCGATCCGCATTTCAAGACCGCATTTACAAAGCTCGTAATGCCGGGCTGATCGAGGCGGTGCCGCTTGAAGCCCCCGAGGTTCCGCAGGCCGCACCATTGCCCGACCCTGACCTGCCGATTGAGCAGCTTGTCACCTACAAGAAAAGCGCCTTCGAGCGCAAGCACGCGAACGTATTGGCGAAGCGCTGGCGGCGGTTCAAGGTGCCGACGCATGGCCCATATGCGCTGATGTTCGTGGGCGATCCGCACCTTGACGATGACGGCTGCAACCTTCCGCTTTGGGAGGATCACTGCGAGCTTATGGCTGGCACCGAGCATCTGTATGCGGTCAATATCGGCGACGTTACGAACGACTGGGTTGGTCGCCTGGCGAAGCTTTACGCCAACCAGGAGATGGGTGCACACAACGCCAAGAGGCTTGTGAAGCACTATCTCGCCGAAAGAGGTATCCCATGGTTCCTTTGGCTTCATGGGAACCACGACATGTGGGACGGCCCTGTAGGGCGAGACTTTTTTGAAGGCCATCGCCCGAATTACGTGACCATGGAAGATTGGCAGGCGAAGGTCACAATGGTTAGCCCCAACGGCAAAGAGATACGTCTCTGGGCTGCCCACAACTTCAAGGGCAACAGCATTTGGAACCCGATGCACGGCCCGCTTCGGGCGGCGCAGATGGAAGACTGGGCGCATCTGTATGTAGCTGGCCACCATCACAACTGCGGGCTGTTCCAGCACGAAAACGCGCACCGCGATTTTGTGGCCAATGGGATGCGTGTTCGTGGTTATAAATTTATCGATAGCTATGCCGATCTACACCAGTTTGGCT